ATTGTGGCTTGCAATGGAAGAATTTTCAAATCAACAAGCGCAACAAGTTTTGCAACAACTGCTGGCACTGTAACAAGTGGGGCTGTTCCAGTTAATTTCAGCCAATTCAATAACAGGCTTTATTATACGGATGGAGCAAGCAATCTTCATTTCACAGATGGAACAACAACATATCGGCAAGGCACAAGCGTTCTTTCGATTACTGTATCAACCCAAGGATTGGGATATACTGGATCAACCGCAGCCGTAACAATAGGCGCACCCAACATAGCCTACGGAACAACAGCCAGCGCAGTTGCCACAGTTACCAGCGGTACAATATCTGCGGTAACAGTTACCTTTGCTGGATCGGGCTATACAGCCGCGCCAACAGTTACCATTGCTGCTCCTCCCTCTGGTGGTGGGCATTTTACAGCAACAGCCACAGCCAGCGTTTCGGCTCTTGCTCCATCTGGCTTGCGCTTAATAAAGAATTTTACAAATAGGTTATTTGCGGTTGGTACTGGAGCAAACCGAAATACGCTTTATGCCTCCGACATCCTTGATGCCGAAGTATGGAAAACAACAAACAGCATTGTTGTTGGCGGTGATGACGGCGAGGACATTATTGCAATCCAGCCATTCTTTGATTTTGAATTGCTGGTTTTCAAGCCAAATAAGATTTATTTAGTAACCGCAGACCCAACCGCAACGACAGCGTCTGGATGGACGGTAAGGCTAATTAACGACAAGATTGGATGTCAGGCTTCCGCATCTGCAATCTTCACAAACAAGGATGTGTTCTTCTTGTCCAACGATGGCATCAGAAGCGTTGTCAGGTCTGCGGCTGATGATTTCTATGCAGTAGGCCCAACTCTTACAGAGCCAGTAAAGAACATTATTGCAAGAATCAATAGAAGCTATATAGGCGATGCCAACGCTGCGTTCCATAACAATAGGTACTATCTGGCTCTTCCGCTTGATAATTCAACAACCTGCAATTATGTGCTTGTTTACAACACGCTTTTTGGTTCATTTGAAGGCTTGTGGTCCATAGCTGCAAGCGCAATGACTAAGACAAACTTTTCTGGTGGTTACTCAACAAACTGCGTGAAGCTTGCGATTGGTAGCCCGACAGGGCAAGTTGGACATCTTTACGATTACCTTGACCCAGACCTACAGGGCGATGGCAATACCGAGTTTAAGGATTACGGAACATCCTATACGTCCTATGTTGTGACTAAGGCGTATGACTTTGATGACAAGATTTCCAAGAAGTACGGGTCACATTATGAGATGGAGTTTTATTACTCTACGGCTACTGGCTGTACCATTAGCATGAAGCGGGAGACAGACTCCCAATATGTCACAATTGGCACAAATGTTGATACATCTACGCCAGGAGGCTTAACCTTGCCGTTCACGCTGCCAGCCACGCTTTCTGCCCAAACAAACAACTTTAGAGCCGATAGTCTTAGGTCTTACCAGAAGTGGCGTAATATTAGGTTTAAGATAGAGGCTCCAGCTAGGAAGCTTTCCATTAACCAAATCATGCTTGCGGCCAACCCCGACACCATCGAGGTGCAGAAGAATATATGACGGCTGTTGAGTACATTGAGCAAAGCGGTGTTCCAGAGGCCATGTGGCCTAACCTTGAGGCTTGGTACGGATGGTTTGAGCAGCAGGGTATGGTTGGCATTGTGGAGGATAAGGATGGGATTGCTGGGGTGGCTTTGGCTAGGTGCATAAAGGATGGGCAAAATCCTGACCATTATGTGCATAGCGAGGATGGCGAGAATGTGTTTGTCGATTTGACTATCTCCTCAAAAGGTGCTAAATCCTTACGATGCTTGCTGTTGCTCCTTTGGGAGAGATTCGGTCCTCGCAAGCGGATCACATTTAATCGTTCTGGTAAACCAAGGAGTTATTGTTATATGACATTTATGCGAAAGGCTAGGGTCTAATATGGGTGGCTCGCCATCTATTCCTTCACCACCTCCACCGCCCGATCCGTCAGCGGTAGCGCAGGCTAATGCAGAGGCGTACAAGAAGAATATTGATACCTATATCGAGAAGTCTCCAGAGCTTGCTGAACTTGAAAATAAGCTTCGTATCCAGTATATGCCCCAACAGCGAGCATTGGAACGCGAGCTTGCCGCGCTAGACCAACAGGCAGGCATTCAGGCAGGTCTTCAATTAGAGCGTCAGTACGGACCACAGCGCACCCTAGAATCCCTTCGCAGGCAGTATGAGACCAGCCCGCAGGCGTATGCACTAAATCGTGGACTAGGCGATCAGATGACACGCCAGTTTGAACGTCTTTATGGCACATCGCCATACGGATCAGTTGAACAGAATGTTGCGTTCAACCGCCAGCCAGGACCAGTTGATTTCTATGGCACGATTGGAACGAATATCAGCAATCCAGAGTTAAGGGCGGGAGCTTAATAATATGGCTGATAGAAAAGTAATAAGTGCGATTGCAAGCAGACCAGCAAGATACAGGGTTAATGAAGATGGGACAATTTCAACTCTTCCTGCTCTAACTGATTTTAAGCAGTCAAAAAACTATCAAGATGCTGCTGGAAATTATCCATATACAAACATTGCCGACGCTCAAAATGAGGTTACAAGAAAACAACAGGCTAAAATCAAAAGCCTCCAAGACACCTACGAAAAGCGGTTGGCCGAAAAGGCCGAAAATAAAGACATATCACTTGCGGATCAAATTGCTGCGATAACTGGCGGATCTGTTGTTGGGAATAAACAAGAAATTGATTTATCCAAAAAAGAATTGACCAGCATAAACGATCAAATCAGCAAAATAAAAAAATCTGACTCAAAATTTGACCCGAATTATTATGCGAAAAAGTATGGAGATGTTGCTGGTGACAGATATTTTGGATCAAGGCTAGAGGAGCATTACAATAAGTACGGGAACAGTGAGGGTAGATATAAAAATCAGTGGGAAGAAGACCAGAAAACAGGTGTCAACGCGAACCTATTAGCTCCGCTTGAACAGTCCAAGGCAAAGGTAGAAAATAGGCTAAGCTTTCTATCTAAAATTGTAAAAGGAAATGCTCCGCAAGAGGAGATAAATAAAGCCATTGAAGGTCTGAATGCAGAAAGAAATTACGGAACTTCCACTCTTAATGCAAAACTAAATTATCAAGTAACCGATCAAGATATTCTTAATGACTACAACAATTCAAAAATAGCTGGTTATTCAGATATCATCAATCGTGGGAATACTCAAATTACTGGGATACAAGAGAGACTCAATTCTGCAAATGCATTATTGGCCCAGCTTCCAAAGGATGATGCCAGCAGGAAAACATCCGAGGCTTATGTAAAACAACTTTCAGATGATCTTTCAAGCGTAAAAAGCGCGGTAGCAAATGCATCTACTCTCAAGCAAAACTACAAGCCAATTACGGCAAATAGCACGCAAGGTTTGAAGGAAATCACATCGCTGCGATCTTACCTCCAGCTACCAGAAGAACGCGCCAGCCAGCAACTCCGCCAGATTGATCCAGAGTCCTACAACACATCGGTTGCGCTCGGTCAGCAGTATCGCCAACTTGCGACTGCACCTATTGGTCAAACTCAGAGCGCACAAACCGAAGCGTTCAGAGCAGAGCTTGAAAAGGGTTATAGGGATTATTCTACATCACAAATTGGTGCGACAACCACAGCCGAAACTGAAGCATTGCGTAGGAGGATTGAGGGTGAGGCGATGTCGCAACTCTCCCTTGGCGCGCAATTGGGCGCAGAGGAACAAAGGCAATACCAGCAGGCTGCGCGGGCTGCTCAGACTGCTCGTGGAAATATCTTCGGAGTTGCCCCAGCAGTTGAGGAAGCAGTCACAACTGGTCGCGCTGGTGAAGAAAGAAAGCTTGCCCGCTATGGAGCAGCATCACAATTCCTTTCATCTGGCGAAACAACTGGTGCTGCGCTGGCTAGGGATGTGCAGCTTCGCGAAGCACTTAGGCAGTCTAGGCTTGGTGCTGGTGGTCAATTCCTAACATCTGGTCAAACCATGTCTGATGCGCTTCGTGGCGACATTGCCTTTAGGGATGCGTTACAGCAGAACAGAATGGGTGCAGCGGCTAACTTTGTTGCTGGTGGACCTTCTGTTTACAACCTTGCACAAGCAAGAACGGCTGGACAACAGAATGCGTTCCAGAACTACATCCAAGCCAATCAAGCGTTGCCTGGCGGGTTTAATCAACAGCCGTCAACGGCTGCGAACTTCTATCAGACAACAAGCCCAGAGATTCCAGTTGCTCTTACCAATGCGTTTAACAGTCTTTATAGCTCGCTGGCTGGGTATCAGGCCAATACCTACGGCGCGCAGGTTGGGGCGATTTCTAGGCAGCCGAGTGGGGCTGAACAATTCGGTCAGATTGCTACTGGCCTTGGCAACTTAATCAAGATATAAGGAGATTTATGGCAGTATTAGATGTACCAGAATTGATGAACATGTTTCGCCAAGATGAGCTTCAGAAGCAAGCCGTAGCTGAAGCGCAGAGAAAACAAGCCCTCGAAGAGCGTGCAATGGCACTCAAAGAACAGCCAGACGTTGACTTTACATTTGAGAAGGGTGGGCTGAAGGTTAAGGGAAAGTTAAAGGATCTTCCTACTTTAAGCCAAGATCCAGCGTTTGCTCCCTATCTTGCTGGCATTGGCTCTACTATCAGCAATGAACAAAACTTGCAGAACGAGGAGGTCGAAGCCCAGCGCGTGGAGCTTACGGATAGGCTTCAGAAGTTACAAAAAGACAAAGTAAAACAAGAGATTGAAATGGCAAAGGGCGATACGCGTACATTTGCTATGGAGGCTGGACTTGGATTGATTGGAGCAAAGCCACGCGCTGATGTACTAAAGGACATCGAGGCTGAAGCTGGTGTATACAGAAGCAAGCTTGCCGAACTTGGCTTTAACAGGCAAGCAGGTCAGATGGAAACGAATGTTCCAGATTATCAATCTGAAGCAATGCCGTTACAAGCCACACCGCAAGCAGCGCAGCAAGTTACTCCAGAGACTCCAGCACAAACACCAGCACAGCCAGAGGCACCAAAGAACTTTAAGAGTCTTCAAGAAGCAAGAGCAGCAGGCGTAAAGCCTGGGCAACTTATTTACATCAACGGAAAGCCAGGGCGACTGCAAGCGAGGCAGTAAGCTATGGCTATAGAGCCAGAGCTTGAGTTTGTTCCAGAGCAGGAACAAGATTTAGAGTTTGCTCCTCTTTCACAAGAAGAAGCTGGCAATTTAACCAAGGCTGACTACTTGGCATCTGGTGGCGCGCCAGAGGATGTCATCTCTCCAGAGCGTGAAGCTGTATTACAGCAAGAAACACAACGTCAACTACAAGCTGGCGCAACGCCACAGCAAGCATCCATTGAGGCTGGCAAGGCTGTGGATGCGATGGGTACGATCCGCAGGCCAGATGGCACGATAGCTGAAGGATACAAGCCAACAGCGCAGGCGTTGGCTGAAGGCATTATCGAGACACCAGCAATCCCAGCCGTAAAGGAAGCGCAGAGGCTGGGCATTGAAACAGTATCGTCTGGAACGGATAAGAATACTGGCGTTGGATTTGCTATTGGCAGGAACAAGGACGGTAAGGTGGTACGCTTTGAGGCTGACAAGGATGGCAATGTTGATTCATTTGAACTTGAGCCAGAAGAACCCAGTAGGCTAGGCGCGATTGCGCGCACTGTTGCAAGCCAAGTAATTCCCGCAACTACTGGTGCTGTGGCCGCTGAAACCGCTGCCGCACTTACACCTGGAGGCATATTGCCAAAGCTTGCTACTGGCGCGATTGCTGGTGTCGGTGGATTCATTGCAGGCCAGAAGGGTCAAGAGGCTGCTGGCAAGGCATTGCTAGGTCCAGAGCGTATGGCTCGCATTAGCGAAGTATTGCAGCGCGATGTTGAGAAGTATCCAATAACCACAACGGCGGCATCCATTCTCACGCCTACTGGCGGTGGGCTAGTTGGCTTGGCAAGAGGAGTTGCTGAAGGATTTACTGGCAAGGTCGCACCAGCAGCAAGGGCTGTTGCTCCTTCCATTGAAAGTATTACTGAATCTGCAAAATACATACAAGGATTAAGACAAACGCCAAAGGCAGTTGGGGCTGTTGCACCGAAGGCAGAACAAGCAGTAGCAAAAGCAGGCGTTGCTCCAGTTGAATTGCCAATTGAATTGCCAGCACTACCTAAGGGCGTTGGATATAGGCAGGCAGGCGTAAAGATGGTGAAAGATCCATTCCTTGACAGAGGAGTGCGTGAACAGCTTGCAAAGAGTGAGGACATAAAGTACGCAAAGTTCGGCCAGAAGGCATTGCAAGATGCCCTAGCAAACGAGTCGGATGATGTTGTAAGGGGAATTTTTGAAAGCGGAACTGCTCCTCAAAAAGTAGTTGCCAATGCCGAGCTAATTAACCGAGCATCAAAACAGAATGATGTTAAGTCATTGATTGATCTTGCGAAGACAAGAATAAAACTACCTACAGAAGCTGCTCAAACTGTTGCAGCAATGAGGACTCTCCCATCGGCAACCCAAAATGGATACCTTGCTACACTAAGCGTTTTTCTTGATAAGAATGGAAGAACCCTTACTCAGCCTCTTCTTATAGAAGCCAGAAATCTTTTTAAGCTACAAGCCAGAACTAGGTCAACCTATGAAACTCTTGCGAAAACAGCAAGAGATACATTGGATGAAATTGACATACAGAAGGCAATTCAAGCAGAGAAAAGATTTGTTGAAAGTGCATTTAGATTCCAGAACTTTGAATCAAGACTTGTTCCTAAAAAGTTTTTTGCTGAAACTCTGCCAACCGTAATACAGGGAAATCTTCTTGCTCCATTGTCTTTGGTCACAAATCTTTGGAGCAATGCGGTAAGTTCATTACCAAGAGCAATGGGTAGACAGGGTGCGTTTATAAGCCAAGAAGTAGCAAGGGCATTCAAGAAATCAGTTGGGCTTCCAGTTGCAGAAAGAACTGTGTCCTCGCCAATATCTTTGGCTGGAGCAAGAAGAGTTGGGGAAACAGTTAAAGCATTTGTTCGTGGAGGCGGAGAAGGATTGGCTGGGTTAAAAAGAGGCATCAGTGCCGAAGGGTTATTGTCTGGAGAGAAAATAAGAGGATTCCAGCCAGCCCAAGCGTTTAGACAATTTTGGACAGGATCTGGATTGGCTAAACCAGTTCTTAACGGATGGAAAGGATTGGGGCAGGCTGGGCTTGATAGGGCTAGGCTGGCCGCCGAAACGGTGCTTGGCGTTCCGCCAGAAACAATGTTGCGACTACTTCAGCTTGGAGATACTCCATTCAGAAGAATGGCTCAAGCAAGGCTTTTGGCTGAATCCGCACAACTTCAAAGAGTATCCAAGATTTCTTCTCTTAATAATGAGCTTTCAAAATTGTTGTCAAAACCCAAAACAACAGCAACTGACTCAGCAAAAATACAAGACATTAGAAATCAAATTGAGTCGATTGGCAAAAGAGAGATTGGAAAAGAAATTTCAGTAGCAACAAGACTTCCATCAGCGGAAGCTTTAGGAAAAATAGAACAAGAGGCAGCAGAAGCCGTGTTCCAGCAGGACACGCCGCTATCAAGAGCAGCCTTGAGCGTATCAAATATGTTTGGCCTTGGCAATAGGGTTGGATTGGCGAGGACTCTTGGGAAGACAATTATCCCATACGCAAAGACACCAGCAAATGTGATCGATGAAATGCTTGATTATTCGCTTCCTGGTTATGCGCTCGTTACAAAAGGAATACCAGCAATGCAATCCAAGGACGCTAGAGGCGTACACATGGCAATAGGAAAAACATTAACAAGCCTAACCATAGGGGCAGTTGCAAAAACATTGTCGGACGCTGGGGTGATTGGCGGGTCAGCAGAGGATTCCGAGAAGACTAGGGACATACAATACAAAACACTTCCTCCTCGAACAATAAACCTTAGCGCGCTGGAAAGATTTGCTGAAGGTGATTCTACAGACCTTCAGCCTGGTGATCGTGTTATGAATCTTGAGAAAATGGGGATTGTTGGCGGAATGCTTGCAACTTGGAACGAAGCAAGCAAGGCAACAGATAAGGGTGAATTTATAAGTCCAGAGTTTTTGACTGCACTTGTTCCAGAAACGCTTTCTTTTGCTATGAATCAAAGCTTTTTGAAGGGAACAAACAGCCTTCTTTCAGCTATGCTTGATGGCAAGAGGGACAGAATGGATAAGTGGATTGCCAATTACTTTGGAACAGTATCTTCAATAGCTTTCCCCAATACGCTTGGTGCTGTCTCAAGAGCTATGAGCGATTCATTGCCAGAGAAAATAAAGATTAAAGATATTGAGGGTGAGGATGTGACAGAAAGAACATTAAATTTATTTGGCGAAGTCCTCAAGAGAAAGATTCCTGGCTATGCAGAGGATTTACCAAGAAAGATTGATATATGGGGAAGGGAAATACCGCAGACACCAGAAGGTGCTGATCCAGTGATGTACAACTTCTTTGATTTCACCAAGTCAAGAGAGGCGACATACGACAAAACTACATTAGCAATTTACAAGTTATTCAAGGAAACAGAAAATGGAGATGTGATACCACCGAAGCCTTTAGAGCAATTTATGATTGGCAACGAAAAGTACAGGCTGTCTCCAGAGTTGTATGAAAAATACTCAAAGATAAGGGGTCGAGCCAACCGCGCTGCTGCCGAAGCATTGCTTGGTGATGATGGCTTCAAGAGGCTTGGAAGTGAGGATAAGGTTAGGGCATTAAAGA